TGGATTCTAAAGCCGCACGAATGTCGCACCACCACCAAGAAGTTTTACCCAAATTCAGGTTCCTCATGGCGAATCATAAACGATCTCTGACACCCAAGCAGGCTTGGCGGCTGTTCGAGGATGCCATTAAGGATACTGATGATATCGAGAAGGCTGCCGAATGGATACGCAGGCACCCCCAGGTTGCCAAGAAGATGACCGGTGCCGGGTTATTAGCCTGCTTTGACGAAGACATAAAAAAGTATTGACTCATTTTTGACACGCCCCCAATGTGGGGCATGGCAATCAATTCAAGACGCAAAGGCGCGGCAGGCGAGCGGGAGTTTGCATCCTACCTAAGAGAGCAGGGCTGGCAGAAGGCCAGGCGCACCCAACAATACGCCGGTGATCCAGAGGGCGGTTCCGGGGATGTGGTATGCGCGAACTTTCCATTTCATTGCGAGGTCAAGCGTTGCCAGCAGATCAAGCCGGAGCAATGGATGTCCCAGGCCAAGGGCGATGCGCCGGAAGGAAAGATCCCGGCGGTGTTCTTTCGCCGCAACGGAGAGAAGAAGTGGCTGGCCATCATTGAGGCCGACGACCTTTGCGAAATCGCCCGTCATATTGCCCCGCCCAATTTCACGGTCGATATCGTCCAGACCGCGCCAGTTGCCACGACCGTAGCCCAGGGCTTTGTACTACCTTCGACCCCAATAAACCCAAACAAACCAAACTAGAAAGGACAGTAACAACATGGCACTAACACTCAGCGAAACAGCAAAGAACACGGAACGCCAGTTGCCCGAAGCCGGAGCGACCGTGGGCGTTCTATTCAGCCTAGTCGATCTCGGAACCCAGGAAGTGACCTGGGATGGAGAGACCAAGTGGACCCCCAAACTCCGCCTGGCTTTCGAGTTGCCCGAACAGGTGATCGAAGGCGAAGTGACGGAGAACGGCAAGACGACCAAGGTGACGAAGCCGATGGTCGTTTCCATCGAACTGACCCGTAGCCTTGGCGAGCGTGCGACCCTGCGGAAGCACCTTGAAACTTGGCGCGGTCAGGCGTTCACCAGCAAAGAACTCGCAAGCTTCAGCCTCAAGAACCTCTTGGGCAAGGCTTGCTTGCTGACGCTGGTTCACAAGACCAGCCAGGCCGGGCGCAACTACTGCGCGATCCAGGGTATTGCCAAACTGCCGAAGTCGATGAAGGCTCCGGCAACCACCCAGAACAGTCAGGTCTTTTACGAGATCGAGCAGGGTGAGGGCGGTCAGTTCAGCGAACTGCCGGAATGGTTGCAGGAGAAGATTCGTTCCAGCAAGGAGTTGTCCGGTGCGTCTTCGGCACCGCAGGCTAAAGCTGCGGTAAGCGTTGACGCAGACGGCAACGCAATGCCGTTCTAATCAAGTGGCTCTTACCCTAACCCAAAAAGAGCCTAGCCAATCCCGTCTGGTCCAAACGGACCAGGCGGGACATTGGTATACACAGGAAGGCGAGTCCGCCCACGTTGTCATAGGAAAGAACGGCAACGAGCGCAACACCACGGTTACGGACGCACGCAAGATGGGTTTGCTCCCATCGGTCACGAGCGTCCTGAGTGTGGCGGCAAAGCCACAGCTTCAAAGCTGGAAAGAAGAACAAATCATAAGGGCTTGTATAAAGTTCCCAATACTCGATGAGGAAAGCGATGAAGAATACGCGAAAAGAATTTTGCTTGAGGCAAAGAAGGTCACAACAGAAGCGGCATTGCACGGGAGTCTCATGCACGAGCAGATGGAGCATATCCTCTTGGACAGATCTCATAGCAAAGAGGAAAAGCTTCAGCCATACATCAAAACCTTCAAGGAATGGGCGGAAGATAATGTCGAGAAAACCTACTGGTGCGAAAAAGCACTGGTCGGTGCTGGTTACGCTGGAAGGTGCGATGCCTACGTCAAGCTGAAGGGAATTGGTGACGCAATCATCGACCTTAAGAACCGCAAGGTAAACCCGAAGTACGACCCGTTCTACGATAGCGACTGCGCCCAACTATGGGCCTACCGCATCGCATCGGATAACCCAAAAGCTGCGTGCGTATCGGTGGTCCTGGCGGCCAACGATCCCGAAACGCTGGTGATCCACCAGTGGAGCGAGGAGGAACTGCACGAAGCCGGAATCGCATTCAATGCGATGCTCAAAGTCTGGGCGTGGTCAAAGAAGTACAACCCACCTGGGATGAAGCTATGAAATTTGAAATAAAAAATATGAATGATGAATTTTTGTATTCTGAAAAAGAAGTTAAAAATCTTGGAAAAAGATTTACAAAAATAATTCAAGAAGAAAACAAGAGATTTGATAAGAAAATAAAGGAACTTGAAACAAGATTTCAAGAAATGATAAAAAATGTTGAGGCTGCATTTGATAGGAAATATCTGGCTAATATGGAAAATATGTATAGCTCATTAAGTAAGTCATTATCAGATGAGTTTGGATTGGTTGGTGAAACAAGGGCATTAAGGGAAAAAATAATTAAATTTGAAAATACGGTAAGAAGGTTAAGATGACACCACCCACCATCGAGGAATTGGGCAAAGCCGCCGAGGACATAACGTGGCGCGTTATGGGCAAAGGTTCGGAGAAATCCGCCTACGGAGAATGGTTTCATGTTGACAAGCCGGTGCATGATTACCATATAGGTCGTGCTATGCGTCACTTGTCCACGGCCATGTTGCAGTTGCAGAAGTCAACGCCTTGCCCGGACAACAACGGGGAAACGGCTGCGGATCACCTCGAAAGGGCTTTGGTCCGCGCCTTGTTTGCCTGGGCGCAAATCAAAAAGGAAGTACCAAGACTATGAAGAAAATAGAGGACATCAAAGTAACATTCATCTGGGGAGGCAAGGAGGCCACGGCGTTTGCCGATGTGATCTACAAAACGCATCGGGTGGACATCGGACCGCAGGGCCACCGGGAGCATTGCATGGCGGATGTTCCATACGATATGGATCTTGTGAATCTTGAGGTTTTGATTGACGGCAACAAGATCAGGGACGATGACAACCTGAGAGAGTTTGCCCACCAGCTTCTGATGGAGGAGGCCGACTACCAGCTTTGTGAGATGGTATGAAGTCCTGCGTGGTCACACAGGCGTTTGGCGATCAATGGCTGGAAGTCTTGAATCTAACCCGCCCGCGCATGGAGGCTTATTGCAAGCGACACGAACAGGACTTTATTTCTATTGAGAAGCCGCTGGCGCATCCTGTCCAGTACAGCAAGCTGATTATCCCGCACCTGATGACGACCAAGGGCTACGATGTCGTAACATTCCTTGACGCTGATGTGCTGGTCGCTCTGGACTGCCCTGACATTTCCAAGGATGTCGAGAAGTTCTGCGCCTTTGACGAGGGTGCTTACCTAGACCGCAAGCCGGGAATGACGGCACTGGCCAAGGCTTTTGGTTACAAGATCGAGCCAAGGTTCTACGTTAACACGGGTGTCTTTGTGGTGACAAAGAGCGTGGCTGGTATCTTTGCCCAGCCGCCAATCGGATTGTTCCCCAATCACTTTGCCGAGCAGACTTGGATGAACATCATGGCGCACCTGTGCGACCTGGATCTTCAGGAGCTTGATCCGTCCTTTAACTGCATGACCAGCGTCGAGGAACACTTTGGACTTAACCGATACATGGATGCCCAGATGATACACTACGCCGGGCAATCAAACGACATGGCCAAGCTTCGCGGCCAGATTGAGGCTGACATCAAGAAGCTGGAAGAGGAGATTCGATGACCCCGGTCAAGGTGATCCCGCATGGCGACAAGTGGCGAGTGGTTACGGAGTCGATGGAAAACCCAGTTGGTCCGCGCCTATGGGGGGCCGAACCGCCCAACGGATTGCCGCCAGCCGACGATGTGTTTGACGACAAACAGAACGCCCTGGATGCGGCAAGGCTATGGAACGCTTATTCGGCTTGGGCCGAGGATCGTTCTGGAAAGAAAAAGAAATGGTCAAAGCAGAAGCGAACCGCTTAAGCCAGGAGGAGCGAGTCAAGCTCCTTGCCAGCGAGATTGCCATACGGGCGATCTACGACCTGCGCTTGTTGCAACGCCGCAAGGTCTTGGTCGGGGACGAACTGACACCGGCGAACAAGCGTCCGGGCCTGAAAGACTGTTGCTGCTACCGAGAGGAAAACAACATCAAGAACCTGCTTGACGATTTCAGGGACGGCACCGTACTCTTTTGGTGCAGGATGGGCGGGGCGAACATCGACCAATCCACCCTGAACAAAATGCTTAAGAGGAGGAAAGATGACGGACTATCTGAAGTTCTTTAGCGAGGTGTTCTTTCACGCTGTCCTGTTTGCCTTCCTGGTTGGCGGCGGAATCTCTTTACTTGTGTTTGCCGGTAGCTTTCTCTCTTGGCTGATTGCCAAGTCTAGGGAGGAAAGGTCGGAATGGAAAAACTGGGACAGATAAAGTTTTTGGGCGAGCGCGAGGTCAAGATGGTCGAAATGAAATTCGACATGGACGACAGCATTGCCGACAGGCTAGCGCATATCGGATTCAACAAGATCATGTACGAGAGGGATGAGCTTGCCAGCTATGCCATCAGGAAGCTATTGACGGAGTACGTAGAAAGGAAAACCAAATGCAAACCGAAAAAACGTTCAAGCAAAAAATCCTCACGGCGGTAACGATACCGCAAGTCCTGACCCGCTCGCAATGCGAGATGATTATCCGCGATGCGGAGGTCATTGGGATGAAGCGTGCGCCGGTGTTGTCGAAAGACGGCACCCACGTTGCCAGCCGTACCCGGACCTGCTCATCGTGCTGGATACCAAAGGCACCGCACTTCCAGTGGCTTTACAATTACCTGGCCGCAGTGGTTGACCAGGTCAACACGGAACACTATCGCTTTGACATAATGGATATGCAGCAGCTTCAGGTGTTGAGGTATCGCCCATTCCAGAAGTTCAAGTGGCACTTCGACACTTATGACGGCAGCGACCGCAAGCTGACCTGCGTGGTGAACCTGTCCAGGCCAGAGGAGTATGTGGGCGGAGGGTTGCGCGTCGAGGCCGATTGGCATGGGGCTGAGAAGTCCGCGCACCAGGGATCGGCCAACTTCTTTCCATCATGGATCAAGCACAAGGCCAAAGCACCACTGTTCGGCACGCGCTGGGCGTTGGTCGCATGGATCACGGGGCCACAATGGAAGTAGGCCCGACCGAGATGCTGATGTTCGCCATCGGCATTGCGCTGATGGCGATGTGGATGGATCGTAAGTGACCTTCGCCGCAAATCTACCGCGCCACCAGTACGTCATGGTGAACCGCAAGTTTATCTCACAGGGCAACGAGAACGGCTGGGAGGATGCTGTCTGGTTCGGGCTGTACTCGGTGCCGCACCGGGCTTGGGGTTGCACGGTCATGCTGAAGTGCGGGGCGTTGTACCGGGGGCTACCGCTCAATGCATTGGCGTTTCCAAGCGGGACAGGCGAGCCGTGGACCCTGGGAGACGCACAGAGGTGGGACTGTTTCGGTTGGAACTTCACGACTATCGAGTACGACTACCTGCGCGAACTGGATTGCCAGGTGTGGCTGGCTGGCAAGCAGGCCTGGATGCGGGGAGCCTATATGTTCACCGCAGAACCTTATGGGGACGGGTACAGCCTGGAGCCGAGCCAAACCAAGTCGCATCACTTCATTGAGCTTGCCAATGGAAGGATCGCCTGCGTGCCGGGCAACAACGTTTTATTCACGGAGGCATCGTTCACAGGCAAGAATGGGGTTGTCAAGCCGACATGGCTGAAGGTACAAACACAGGTCTTCCACGCAGAAGAACAGGCGTTTGATGGCGTGGTAGTGGAGGAGACAGCGTGACCATATATCAGGTGGCAAGATTGGAGGTTGAGGCACTCAAAGAGTTTCTCGACATGGACAACTGCCACCCAGGAAAATTGATGGACTCAGGCTGCTCGCCGCTCTACTGGATTATGAACCAGATGATGTATGACAAATTTCATGGACACGGCTGGGAGTTGGATCTCGTGGCCGGTAGATTCGTGAAAACAAAAGGAGAGTGATATGCCACTAGGCAAAGACATCGGAAAGAACATTCGTGAACTACGCGCCGACAATAAACGCAAGGGCAAGGCTCGCGGTGCTGGCGGCAAGCAACGCTCGCATAAGCAGATTCTGGCCATTGCGCTTCGGTCTGCTGGGGTGCCGCCCAAGGGTGGTCCTCGCCGGTTCCGTATGCGGAGTCGGTAATGTCGGAAGATCGCATGGCATGGTTGGCCGAGATTCTGGCGCGGGTGCGCCGGAGTCTGGCCAGCCACAGGGACAAGATAAACCACGCCGAGGCGCACAAAGTTCGCGAGGTAATCGCGGACGTTGACGCAGCGGCACTCATCACAAAGGAGATAAGGAATGAACACACAGGAAGCAGTAGCGCAGGTACTAACTGACCGGGTCAGCACGACCGAGACAAACATCAAGGTGCTGGAGGCGAGGCTTGTCGCCGCAGTCCAGACCATCCAGCAGATGCGCCATGAGATCAGTATCGGGCGGATCGAGCGCACCAAGGCCAACGAATCGGAGGCGGCGCGGGTCGTTGCTGGGATTCGTGACGAGCGGGAGATCGTGGTTCCTGAGTCGCTCAAGATCGCCAAGCCAAAGATCAGGAAGGGAAAGATGAAAAGCGGCGGCGGAAACAGGACAAGACAGATCGTCCTGAAACGTTGGGGGCTATGGCGCATCCAGTACGAGCAGGGCTACACCACCAGGCAGATTGCCAGCGCATGGAAGTGCAACCGCTCTTCGATTGATTATGCCCGCGAGCATAACTGGGGGGCGGCATGAACGTGCGGGAATGGATCGAGGAAAATTATCCCGACGAAGGGATTTTGCTTGCAGATGGATTCGACCGTGCTTTCCTTGGTGTCGGTCGGATATTCAGCGGTCCGTCAGTCGCGGTCTACGACAAGAGCATGGTCATTACGATCCTGCGCGAGTCTGGGATGAAGGTTGACGAAGCGTATGAATATTTCGATTACAACGTGGCCGGAGCTTATGTGGGAGAAAGGACTCCCATGTTTGTCGAAACCAAGCGGTCGCTAAGAAAGGGAGAAAAATGAGCGCGCTATCTGAATGGATTGTTGTAGGAATGGGTCTTGCCATTGGCAGACTGATTGTTGCTTCTGCTGTAATCGCATTTGGTATTGCAATCCTAGCGGTGTTTTTTATATGGGAGGAGAAAACTAAATGAAACTCTGGACGAATCAAACCAACTCAATCCACAAGGTCGATGACTCGATGCTTTTCCCGCGCAACACCTATGTGTTGCCGGACGAACTGACCGGACCGATGTGGGAGGATGCCGTGCCGTGTCCCCACAAGATCAAGCCGTACTATCCCGGCCGTGCGACCGGCGGTGCCACGGCGGTGTACCGCGCCGGGGCGATTGGGGATGCGATCATCACGACCGCATTCGTACATTACCTGGTCAACGAATCAGGCGGATGCGTGGATGTCTACGCACCGGCCAGGAACCTGCCGCTCTACGCAGGGTTGGGTGCCAAGCTGTTCCCGCTGCCTCCAACGCTGGAGGCTTGGGATAGCTATGACGCGCACCTGCCGACCGACGACCTGTTCTCAGGTCAGGTTGGCAATACCAAGCTAGGTACTGGTCCAGGCAACTGCTACGACCGGATTTATACTTGGATGAACGCTGGAGATGTCGACCCCAAGTACAAGCGTCCGCACCTGTATCTGATCGAGCCGGATCACAAGGAGCTTATGGAGATGGGCAAGTGGCCGATCAAGGGTGACTACTTTGCCTACCATGTCAGCAGTTCCGGGCCGACCCGCACCTACCCGCCCAAGCAGGGGCAAGAGGCGGTGCTGGCGTTACTGGAGGCATTCCCGAACCACAAGGCCGTGATCATCGGGCTGGACAATAGCAATAACTTCAAGGTGGATCATCCGCGCGTGATCGACCTATTCAACACAACCAAGCAGTTCCGCTCGCTGTTCCCGATTGTCAGCGGAGCAGACTTCGTGGTCGCACCGGACAGCAGTGTCAACCATGTGGCCGCCGCCTTCGACACGCCTTGTGTGTCGCTATGGGGTAGCTACGACCCGGAAGATCGGATGACCTATTACCCCAAGAACGTCTCGGTCTTCAAGCCGGACACCTGTCCGCACGCTCCGTGCCGCCCTCATGCGGGTTTACCGCAGGCCAAGTGCAAGGACGCGACCAACAAGACCAAGGGTACGCAATACTGGTGCAATGCCCTTCGCAACATCACCGCCCAGGATATTGTCGAGGCGGCGAAGAAAGCGATGGAGTTGGAGGGATAAAAATAATGCTTGCATTTGTTTTGTGTTTAACCTTATCTTGGCGACATGAAAAAGAACACAACAAAACAAGATAAGTATGTTTGTTTCAACGAAACAGAAAAAAATGTAGCCATAGTTTATAATAATTTTGATGTTTTAGATGAGCGAGGCAGAATGATTGGGGCAAAAATAAGAACATCTGAAATTACAAGAACCAAAAAAAGAATGGTTGAATTTGGATGTATGTGCCTAGAAAGCCAACTAGGATTTCATTATGAATTTATTCCACAAGCAACACGCGATGGAAAACCTTTCGGCGCATCACAATTGGGCGATATTTTCCGCACGATTGAAGAGCGCGATGCGGCAATTAAAAAGTATTTAGAATCTGCTCGCAAAAGGGCTGTTAAGAAAGGCTCAAAATGAGCCATGCAACAAAACATAAGTTTAGATATAGAGAAGAAGAGTACACCATCTGCATAACGCGGGACGATTGGTGGCTGGAGGATGGTCCTTCGGATATGTCCGAAAGAATGATGAAGGCCGGGGAAGAGTTTGCGCTTGAGCATGGGATGCTTACGCCAAAGGAACTTTGCCCAACTTGCAGAAAGGCAAACATGGTTAAGGTAACAAAGGATTACAGATTGGAGAGCGTTGCAAAGTTAAACGGAGAGTCATTCGTTGTTCCGAATGTTACAAGGGATGAATGCCACAAGTGCGGAGAGCAGTTATTTACCATGTCGGAATGCGAAAAGATTGAAGACGCTGTTAGGACTGAGCAGAAGAAGAGGGGTTTAATTTAATGCCGGAGTGGTGTGCAGGGAGATCCTGCAACGGGTTGTCCTCCTGAGAGTGTGTTCACCCCTTGAATCACCGGCATGAATTTCTGATATGAACGAGAATCAACGCAAAGCCGAAGCCATCGTGGGTCAGGTGGATTGGCAGTCCGAGAACCACGGACTATGCCATTGCCCAGGAGAGGCCACGCATACCAGCCACACCAGGCTGCGTGATACCACGGTGTTCGTGGACGGGGTGCCGACGATCTTCTGCTGGCACACCTCCTGCATGGCATACCGCGACGAGGCAAACCGCAAGCTGCGCCGGGCGATCCTGCACGACAGCATGGGCAGGCCGATCCAGCATTTGGATAATCCGGTGAAACTGGTGATCGAGAAAGATCCAGAGAGCGAGATAATTGATCGAATCAAGACGATTGCCGAATCGAACAAGAGCCGGTATCTGACCCACTACAACTGGGACCCGGCGGATATGTACGAGGAAAGTCCGGTCAAGCTGGACGATCCGGCGCAGGACTATCACCGCTTCCTGACGTTGTGGCAACCGAGCGACCTAATCTGGATCGGGGACGTTAAGGACAGCGGCAGGCATCCACAGAACTTTCGCAGGGCGGACGAGTGGATGGGCTTGCCATCGCCGGTGGGCAACTACACGACCGGCGCGGTGTTCGTGCCGGGATCGGTCAGCCGCGCCAACGAGAACGTGGATGCCAGGGTCTACCTGGTGGTGGAGTCCGACACGCTGACCAAGCCACAGATGGGCGCGGTGTTCCAGGCCATGCGCGATCTATTCAAGATGAGGATGTATGCCGTGGTCGATACCGGTGGGAAGAGCCTGCACGGTTGGTTCGAGAACCCGCCCAAGAAAGAATGGATGGAGCAACTAAAAGCTTTTCTTGTTCCGCTCGGATGCGATCCTGCGACTTTCAAGCCAAGCCAACCGGTGAGAATTCCGGGGGCAAAAAGAAACGACACAACCTACCAGAGTTTTCTCTGGTTTTGCAAGGAGGGGAAATGATAGAGCCAGCCGTGGGATTGGGAGTGAAGCAGCCGGTGGACCAGTGGCCGCCGATCAAGAGGTACGAGGATTTGGCCAAGGAGAAGTTGCCGGAGCCGGAGGTGCTGATCGAGGGGATGCTGCACCAGGGGGGCAAGTTGCTCCTGGGCGGTGGCAGCAAGGCTTTCAAAAGCTGGAGCCTGATCGACTTGTCCCTAAGCCTGCACACCGGCACGGATTGGTGGGGCAACAAGTGCCGCAAGAGCCGGGTGCTGTTCATCAACTTCGAGATTCAGGAGTGGAGTTTTAGGAACCGCCTGGGCGATGTCATCAAGGCAAAGAATCTGACATCCGAACAGGTCAAAGACTTCGATGTCTGGACGCTCCGGGGCTATGCCGCCGACCTGACATTCATCCGCCCGATCATTGAGAAGCACATCCAGGGCAGGGGATACCAGGCCATCGTCCTTGATCCGAACTATATGCTTATGGGCGACCGCGATGAGAACAGCGCGGGTGACATGGCGAGCCTGATGAACGAACTGGAGGCACTGGCAACCAAACACAACCTGTCCGTCATACTGTCGCACCATTTCGCCAAGGGCAATGCGTCATCGAAGGAAGCCATCGACCGCTTCTCCGGGTCAGGGGTGTTCGCCCGGAACCCTGACAGCTTGGTCGTACTGACACCACATGAGGAGGACGAGCGTACCTTCACTTGTGATGTCACGCTACGCAACTTCAGCCCAATGGACCCCTTTGTGATCCAGTGGCACTACCCCCTGTTCCGACCCAACTACGCCCTGAACCCTGACAACCTAAAGAGGCCGGGTGCCAAGCCTGTCATAGGTGACGAGCGGTTCCTTGGAGAGATGGGTTGCAAGGGCTGGCAGGCATCCGACCTGTGCCGTCACATCATGGATAAGTGCAAGATTTCAGAGAGAACCTTCTATCGGCACCTGAAACGGCTGACAAAGGCTGGCAAGATATTGTTGGAGAAGGACTTGTATACTGCCAACCAGTCCAGCTTCTAGCTGTCAGTTCAGCCTGTCATTTTCCTGCCATTTACACTACTGCCATACCCTTATATATAATAAGGCAAAAGACAGTTCCGAGGAACCAGGGGGAGGGGTAACTCCTATGTCGTTACCCTCCCCTCCCCTGACGGCAGGTTCCGAGGAAAATCCACTGCCTGAGTGTTCCCAAGGAAAGAAAAGCTGGCAGCCGCATGGACACGCGCAGGGCTGCTATAAACGCTATAAACGGTACGACACGCGCCCTTGGGCGTGCAGGGAGGGTGTGGTATATTAGTGAAATGAAACCCGGTCTTTACGCTAATATCAATGCTCGCCGTAAGGCTGGCACCTCCCGTCCCAAGTCCAAGTCTACCATCAGCCCTCGCATCTGGCGTATGATGAAAGCCAAGCGTGGCGGCTTCAGTGAAAAGTCCAAGGGTTGACCTCGCCTGGGCGTATATCGAGCTTCTCCTGACAGAGAACTCCCGCCTGCATCAGACCATAGCCAAGGTGGACCGACTCTGTGGTGACATATTAGCTGACTGCTCCCGCGAGGTGTACGAGGCAAACATGGTCAGCCTTACAGATGACCTAGAGGACCTGGGAAAGTTCCTTGAAGTACACCAGGAAAAGATTAAGCTACTGGCAGGAGCATTAAACCAATGAAACAATCCCCATGCAATAGGCCGGTGCGTACCCCTGGAGGGTCAAAGAAGTTTAAGGTTCGAGCCTGTTCGGGTGGCAAGTCTAAGACCATCCGCTTTGGCGATCCCAAGATGACCATTAAGAAGTCCATACCTGGACGGCGTAAGAGCTTTAGGGCTAGGCATCGGTGCGACAGCAACCCTCCTAGCAAGCTAACCCCAAGATACTGGAGTTGTTCCAAGTGGTAAAACAAGGCACCAGGATACCGTTTAATCGAGCGGAAATGGCCCCAGAACAGAGGATTGATAGCAAGCAGGTAGACCATACCTCCCAACGCAAGATACCGGCTATAAAGCGCAAAATCCCAGAATCTCTAGGCAATAAAGCCTGTTGCGTCTCTATAGGTCGATAGACTACCGTTTTACTGACGCTACCGATCAGTGGGTATGCTACCGTTTGACTCCCGCCATTTAGCCCAACGCTCCCGCTGAACCTGGCTAACCTTGGCGTAATGCTCCCGCGACAACTTCCGGGCCTTCTGCGGACCTTTCACGCTCCC